TAAATATCAATACATACATTAAAAGAGGTCGCCAAGATGATGCAAACCAGCCTGCTTTTGCTTCAGCTTCAATAATTCTAGATGCCGCTTGTAATTCTTGTGTGTGAGATTGTAATAATTGAGTTTGTAACTGTGCTTTTAATTTTTCTTGAAGATCTTTATCAGGAACAGCTTTTTCAACAGTGCTAAATAAGATTTTAGCAAGCGGAGCAACTGCACCTAACATTTGTAACATGGTTTAGTACCAAGTTGCTGTTCTTTTTTTCTCTGGAAGAATGCTACCTTGTCCTTGAACTTCTTGAGTTTGAGATTCAGAGTTGCTAGACATCTCAACATCTACTCCGCCAACAAGATAACCTTGTGCATCAGTATATTTTGAGTGGTTAACATCAACTTTAGCTTTAGAATCTTTAGTAAAAGTTCTAGTTGCGTTAGCTAATTTTTCATTTTGTTTTTTCATGGCCATTTTATACTCCTTTTTTTGTGTTTTTAAAACTTATTTTTGCTGATCTTTTAATTTAGCAGCCAAAATTGTCTTTTCTAACGAAGTATTTGCTCTTAATTTAGCTAATTCTTCATTTTGTTTAAGTTTATCGTCTTGAGTTGACTGATTCATCATCGTTTTCATCTTATCAAGGTTGATTCTGTCCTTACTTTCAACTTCTTTTCTGTAATTTTCTTGTGCTCTAAGGTCTAATTCTCTAGATCTTAACATCGCAATAGGATCATTTGACAATAATGAAGTAATTTGTTGTTCTTCTTTTAAAAATTCTTCCATTGCTTCAGCAATTAACTGTGCTTTTCTTGCTTCAATTTTTTCTCCAAGCATTTTTGCTTGAATTTGCATTGCTTGAAGCATTTGTGGATTCTGTTGTCCCATTTGTTGCATCTGTTGACCCATCATTTGTAACTGTTGCATCTCATTTCTAAATTCAATTTCAGTTTGTTCTTGTGACATAACAGAAATATGTTCAAAAATATTTTTTTCTAACGCTGCCATTAATGGTGGAGCATTTCTTGCAATGTTTGTTGCCATAAAACTTAAATGTGCAGTGATATGAGCTCTATGATCTTGTCCCGGAAATGCTTGGAACGGTTGTCCTGCTAAAGCCGCAATATGTTCTAAAGCAGGATCCTTTGGTTGAGGTGGTTGTGGTTTATTTAAAATTTTATCAATATCTTTTATACCCAATGCTTCATACATAGTTCTGTAAACTTCATACATGTTATGAATTGCAGGATTAGACATTGCTAATTGTAATTCTGTTTGTGCAATAGAAATTCTTTGTGTTTGTGAAAATATATTTGGATCTGCAACTGGAATAATATCTACTCTATCATCAAAATCAGTTTGTTTAATTGTTCTAGGGCCTCCTACAACATTGTAAGGATATTCTGGAGGTAAATATAAAGCAAAAACTTTTGCTAATAATTTAAATTCTTGCTTCATCGATGCATAAATTCGTTTATGAATTGCTGACATCGTTCTACTTCCTCTTTCCAACAAGGCCACGGTCGTACCCACTGCTGCTTGTTGATTCCCATCTCCCACTTGTAGGTCAGCAATAGATGCAAAGCGCTGACCGGCTTGAACTACGACCCCCATAAGAGCAAGTAAAGTTTGTGAAGGTTCTTTATATGGTAATGTCATAAAAGAATCTCTTAAATTACCGCTTGGGGCATCAACGTCTCTCCATTCACCTGGTTGAATAGATTGTGCGTCGTCTCTAATTCTTATTCCTCTTTGTTTAAATCCTGCTGGTAAATTAGATAGTGTTCCTGCATCTAATAATTGTCTTAATGCTGATGTTGCAGTTCTAGATAAACCACCAATCATTTGAATCAAACCAAATCCATAGAAACCAAATCCTGGTAAAAATTTAAAGTGAACAAAATATTGTTTCTTTTCTTTTTTAACATCTTGTGCATCCCAGTTTCTTCTAATAGATAAAATTTCTCTTGATCCTTCTTCAACAGTTACAATGTATGGAAGTTTAATTCCTGTGGGCTCACCATTTTGATCTTTATCTTCAAAACCTTCTAGGTCTAAATTAACATGGCATTCTAATAATGTAAAAACATCTTCACTATGTTCACTTTTTGTAACACCTTCAAGTTGTCGTTCTTTATCTTTAACATCATCTGCGTCTGTACCATCATCTGCTGGTAATAATTCTATGTCTCTATAAAAACCATTGACTTGTTGTTTTCTTAAATCATTTGCTGATACTTTTAATACATGAACAATTGCTTCAGCATCTTCTAATGATGTTGCTGAATAAGGAACAACTAAATCTTCTGCTGGAACAAATTGAGATACAGCTCTTCCTAATGTTTCATCATAATAAACTTTTTTAAATGTAGATCCTGACAATGGTAAATAAAATAACATTTGATCAAATTCAGGTTCATATTCTTTCATGACATCCATAATTTGATAATTCATAAATTCTTTAACTCTTTCAGCTTGTTGTTCTGTATCTGGAGTAGATGCTCCAACAACTTGAGTTCTAACCGGTCCTTCTGCTGGTAATAATTCTTTGTAAGCTAAAGCTTGAAACTGTGTAACGGCTTCTGCAAGTACTGGATGAGTTGCACCTGATGCTCCTTGAAATGGTTCTGTTCTTTGTTCGTATTTAAATCCTAATAAATCTAATCCTTGTGTATAAGCTTGTTCCCAGTCTCTTCTTGAATTTTTATAGTCTTCATAATTTTGATAAAGTTCTGTTCCAAGTAAATTAAGATCATTTTCATCTATAAATTCAGCAAGGTTAGCACCATGATCTAAAGATGCTTCATCCATCTTTGCTCTTGGATCAAAGTTTATATCAACACTACCATCTTCGTTTTCTGTAACTTCTGTAGGACTAGATGAAACTGTTTCTGTATCAGCTACAACTTGATCTATCTCCTGTTCAGGAGTTAAAGAACTACCTATGTTTGGGATTAGACCCTTGTCTATTTCTGCCATTTATTGTTTTCTCCGATTTTATTGTTCTAACAGTATTATAACTAATATTCAAGCCTTGTGGGGTTGGACCTGATTTAGGTGGTACTGTTAATGTTAATTTTTTAAGTTTAATATCCATAAGGTGATGTTTCTTCAATAAAGTCTGCAGGTGCATCTTCCATTTGTTCTCTTCTGGCTTGTTTAGCTGGTATTATTTTTCTGTTCTTAATATCACCCGTTGCAAATCTTTCCGCTGCTTCTACATCTCCATATATGGTTTGTCTTCCAGGTGTTTTTGGTATCTCGCTCATTTCAATATCTACATCATCAGGTCCATTTGCAAAATATCTTGGCTGTTTTTCTAAAACTTTAAATTCAGCTGGCTCTACTTTTACACCATTGTAATATTTAAGTTCCATTGTAGGTCTATAGTAAAGAGTTACAGGTGTACTTGATCCTTCTTGATTTCTTGGAGAATGAATATCAACTGCTATTCTTCCATCAGGATATTCTCTTAAAATAAATTCTGTATCACCATCTATATGTTTAGTTAATTTTTCTTCTCCTGTAGGAAGTCCACCATATCCTTTTGCCTGATGTTTATAAGATGCTTCCATTATTAATTCTTTTTCTTCAAATGGTTTTCCTTTTACTTTTATCTTTTCAACAAGATCTGGAAACCAAGAATACATTCCTTCTGCTTTTTCAAATTTTAATTTAGATGCAACTTGAGTTGCTTTCTTTCCACCTTTTAAAGCTTTTATTAAATCAGGTGCTATTGCTCCTGTGGCTGCTGTTCCTCCTAATAATTTTAAAAATCCTCTTTTAGATATTCCTCCTTTTTTAAATCCTTCTCTCATACTATCATCAGGTAATTGTATTTCTGGTGTTTCAAAAAAAACAGGGTTTTCATTTAATTTTTGACTAGCAGTTAAATTTTTAAAAATTAATTGATTTTCATCAGATAACTCATCATAAAAATCTTCACCAAGAATAGATTTTAATTGTTCTTGTGCTGCTGTTTCAAATACATATTTGTTTTGTTCTGGTGCATTAATATTTCTTCCAAAAATTTCGTTCTTAACAGCATTTCCTACATTTAAATAATCTTGTCTTATATTTTGATATTTTGGATTATTTATAATTTTATTCAAATCAGCTTGTTGTTTTTTTAATTCATTTATATAATTTTGATCTACGCCAGGAGTTTCTGGATCATATTGACC